ATTAGAAATACAGCCGCGAGAGGTAACAACTTAATGAAAGATATCCCAACAATAGAACCAAAAGAGATTATAACAACAATAACAAATATGAAGACAGGTGAAGTATATAAGGATGATAATGAATGGAAATCAAAGGGAATACCAGAATCTGACATAAGAAAAGATGTTAGAGTTATCATGCCTAGCCTTGATTTATTTGGAGAAACAAAATAAGATAGAACGATGGCCATAACTAGAGCACAACAAGCAAAACAATTATTAGCACAAGGAGGACGAATAGGACTCGCTAATGGAGCACAATTTGATACATCAAAAGGGGGTGGACCTATATCTCCAGGCACATCTGTAGGAGGAAATACAAGAGGAGGCACTGGTAAAGGCAGAGATTTAGATGTTCAACAAAGAGGGATGACTAAATCTGAATACAATAGAAGAAGAGCAGAAGGAACAATAGATTCTTATAAAGGATCAGACGGTCCACCAAAACCACCACAGTTACAAAAAGATAAACGTTTTATTCCAACACCTGTGCCAAAAGGAATAGGCTTTCTTGATAGAACTAGAAATAAATTAATACAAGCATCTTTAAATAGAAATAAAGTTTTAGCTTTAAAAAGACTTGGTTTAATAAAAGATCCTGGATTTACAGGTTTTGTAGGTACAACAATTGATGCATTAACAGGTAAGATTCCAGAACAATTTGAATTAATGTCAGAAGAAGATTTATTAGATATTGCAACGAGTGGACCATATCTTTCTCAACAAAAAACAAAAGGTGATGTAAATAAATTTTCTTCTGGAAAAGATTTATTAGGAAGAGTATTTGAAGCAGAAGATTTATTAAGAAAAGGAGATATGACACAAACCAAATACGATAAATTATTTCCTGGACCAGATATACCAGAAGATATAGGAGGAGAGGGTGGTATACAAGACCCATGTAAAGGACCAAACCCACCTGCATATTGTTTTGTGGGTATAAGATCAGTCGAGCCTAAAGTAGAAGAATACGTAAACCCATTATCTTTACTAACACCAAGAATTGCAGGTACACAGTTTGCAGCTAACGGTGGACGTATAGGTTTTAAAAATGGTCCAGCAGGAGGAGCATCAGCTGGTGGAAATTATGGTGGTAATAGAAATCCAGAACAAGAATATGGTGGTAGTATTTTTAGTGGCGGAGGCGGAGGTGGAGACGGACCTAAAACAACTCCTACAAATGTTGGTGGTGGAGACGGACCTAAATTTGATATTTTTAATCCAATAGATAGTATAAAAGCAAAACTATTAGATTATGCAGGGGTTACATTAGAAGATGTAGTAAGAGCAAAAAGCCTAGAAGATGATGATGATGAAGATACAGGAGGTGTTGATCAAAGCACAATAGATGCTTTATTTGATCCAAAGGTTGCTAGCGACATTCAAAAAGTAACAACTCAAACAAGTGATTTATTAAATCAAGATCCTGATTTAATGTCAACTTTAGGTTTAGGTAAAGCAGAAGGTGGTATAGCCAGCTTAGACAGAGAAGCATTCTTACTAGGTGGTATAGCAAAAGGATTAAAGAAAGCTGTAAGAGGTGTTAAGAAACTTGTAAAGTCACCAATAGGTAAGGCTGCGTTGTTGGGTGGTCTTGCATATTTTGGTGGAGGTGGTGGACTTCCTAAATTTTTAAGTGGTAAAGGTTTAGGTGGTTTTTCTATGAAAACTTTATTTAGTAAAGCAAACCCTCTTTTATTTACAGAAGGTAAACTTAGCTTAGGTAAATTAGCTTTGGCATCTGCAGCCACACCTTTTTTATTTCCTGGAGAAAAAAAAGATGAGTTTAATTTGGATGCATATTACGCAGCAAATCAATTAAATCCTAATGCACCTCCAAATACAAGAATAGCAGGATCTCAGTTTGATTTTTATGGAGGGCAAACAGCAGCTGACGGCGGTAGAATCGGATATCAAGA